TTATTTTTCTTGATCTTATTCTTGTTGATATATGTCCTCCACCTGTTATTGTTGTTTTTGATATTAAATTAATAAAAATATGATGATTATTTTCTATAATTATATGATTATTTGTTTCTAAAATAGTTTTTAACCATTCAAAGAATTTTATTTTATTTTCTATTGGATAATGTACTACTAAATTTGGTCTAACAACATTCAGTAATGATTGAATATTAAATATTGTTGTTTTTCGACTTTTATTATGATGTATTAATAATAAAACAATTAATATTAAACCATCTAATAAATATTTAAATGTTTTTCTATCATCTTCAAGTATATCAATATTAACTTTAATATAATTTTCATTTATTTCTTTATAAGTTTCAAAAAGAATATTATAATTGTCATAATATTCTATTGAAATACTATAATTAAATGTATTTTTTTTAATATCTTCAATATTTTCATTTTCTATTTTAATTATTTTTCCAAAATTTTCTTTAAATGATTCAAATAATTTAAAACTATAAAAATATACATATAGCGTTAAATACATATGAAAATAAAAAGTTACTAAATCAAATAATATATATGGATATTTTAAATATCCCAGTGATTTAATATTAAAATCTTCTTGAATATATATATCATAATATTGAATTAAATTATATTTTTTTAAAAATAATTCTTTATACGTTTGTATTTTGCCTTCTTTTATATCTCCTTTTGTTCTAAATGTTATTAATCTATTTAAATCATTATCTAAATTAAGTTTATAAATTTCTGTTTTACAAAAATCATTTATTTTTGTATTTTCTTCATCTAAATATTTATAAAATATAACTCTTCCATAATCAATAATTTTAATTGTATTTGTTGTATAATCAAACATTAAATTAGAAAAATGTAAATCATTATGTGTAAATCCATATTCATAACCAATATTAATTAAAAAATCAACAAAATCACAACAATTATTTAAAATTAAATCAATTGTTTCTTCTTCTTCATTATCAAAAATAACATCTAAACTTTTACCATTAATTGCTAAATATAAACACACATAATTTTTTATTTCTTCACTTGATTTATAACTTTCAATATTTCTTTTATTATCATAATCATCATGTAATTGTTTAAAATTCCATTTATTATCTTTACAATATGATAAAAATGAATATTTATATGTCATTGTATATTCTAATTTATTTATAATTTCTGTAAATATATATCCATTTATATTATCAATAAATAGTAAATCTATTGGCTTCATAAATATTGTATTATAATTCACAAATTTAACAAAATAATCTGTTTCGTTTATTGTTGTAATAATAAAAGAACAATTAGCAGTTGTTTTATTTAAATTGCCATTATTTAATAATTTAAAATTAGTTATTTTGTTAAAATAATAAAAGAATAGACAAGATTTTATAAAATATGTATTATTAATTTCAAATATATAATAATCTTTTACATTTTCTATAAATTGTTTTATTGATTCTAATTCTGTTTGTTGTTTATCTTGTATAGTTATATGTTTTATCAATTCATTTATTTTTGATTTTGATTTTGATTTTGATTTTAATTTAATTGGCATACTTCTATTTATTGGTTTTATTAATCTTGTTTGTTGTATTGGCATACTTTTTGCCTTTTGAATATTTATACTCATTATTACTTATTATTAATAAAAGTTTTTATTTATCATAAAATGTTTAATTGTAAATTCATTTAATGGCATATAATTTTTATAAAGATTATATAATTTTAAAAGATAATTATTATTATTTTCATTTTTACTAAAAAACAATAAATGTTTATATTCAAAATTATTATATGATTGTTCTAATTTATATTTTAAATTATAAATGAATATCTTAATTATAAATGAATGTAATAAATTTATTAAATAATTAATAAATCCTTCTTTATATTTAATTGTAATATATAATCTTGATTGTTTATCTGAAATTGGCAATATATTTATCATAAATACTGATTTTATGTTTATGTTTTTATTAATTAAATTAAAAATAAAATTATTAGATACAATTATTGTATATGGATATTTAAAATATAATTTTAAAATGTTATATTTATTAAAACTTTTAATAAATAATTTTTTATTTTTAAATAAATATTTAATATTAAAATTATAAATATACATTATATTCAAAATACAGTTTATTAAATCTATTTTTAAATCTATTTTAAAATTAAGATTTTTATAATTATTATTAATAGTTGGTATCGATGGTGGTTGATTAATTTTAGATTTATAATTCCACCATATTAAACCATCTTTAATAACAGTAGAACCAAAATTATCTGTATTATTATGAACAGTTTTATGAAAAGGGCAAATAAGACAATTATTTTTAATTTCACTATTTTTTAAATTATTTCCTAAATGTTTACATGTATTTATTATTGTAATTGGTTTATTATTTTTATCAAACCATAAAATAAGTGGTAATTTACCAAGATTAAAATTATAAGGCTTATTTTTATTTATATCTTTTTCTATACCAATTGGATGAAAATCTTTAAATGTCTGTGGTAATATATATGAGTTTGTATTAATTACTAATAAAAACGATAGTAATATATATAACATTCATATTATTATTTATAATAATTATTTAAAAATAATTATTATAGATATGGATATAAATATTAAAAATAAAATTGATAAAATATTGGGTGGCAAAGTTATAAATCAAGGATATAAAGGACAAGTTATTGAAGTTTATAATGATAATAGCAGAGATAAAGAAACATTGTATTATCATTTATTTGAAGATAATCCAAAAGAAATTATTTTAATAACAATTGATGAAGGAAAAAATATTAAAGTTACAAAAAAAGAAACTATACATAAAATATTAGAACTTTTAAAAAATACAAAAAATACATTAGTTAAAAAGTTTATAAATACAATTTTTATATTTGGTTTAAAAAAACATAACTTTAATAATGAACTATTGGGATATAAAAAACTTATAAATATTTTTAAGAAAGATATTAGCAAACATACAACAATTAAAAGTGGATTTTTATATAATAATCGAAAAATTTATGGTATCATTTTTAATAATAACTATTATATATTTTTAGAAAAATGTTATGAAACATTAGATTATATTAAATTTACACAAAATGAATTAAATAAATGTACAAAACAAATTATGGAAACATTAGATATTTTAAATAGCAATGATTATATTCATAATGATATAAAGCCCAATAATATCATTTTATGTAAAAATAGATATAAAATTATTGATTGGGAGGCATCTGGTGAAATTAAAAAACAACCAAAAACTATTTTTAATACACGTAATGGCAATTTTGCTTATAACCATCCATTTAAATTATATAATTTAGGCGTATCTCTTTTTATTTATAATCTTATTTATAAAGTAGAATTAAAAGTTTATAAATATAAAAATAAAAATTTATTGAAATTAAAAACTCCTAAATTAATTCAAAAAAAAATTAATGATTCTTTTAATAAAGTTATTGATTATAATAATAATATTAAAAAAACTAACAAAGATTATTATATGAAATTATATGACTATTATTCATTTGCTTTAACTATCATTTATTTAGCAGAAATTAATAACTTAAAATATAACAAAATTTTAATTAATCCTATTTTAGAAAAGTTCTTTATATATCTATAAAAATGATTTAAGAATTATTTATATTATTTATAATAGGAAAAATCCCAATGGCAACAATCAATTATCAATTTCAAGAAAAACTACGAAAGCAACGCGAAAATCCAGAAACATCTCGTGCTGGTCTTAAATGGGAGGTTGAAGAAGATAATACTTTAATTGATAAGATTAATGATGATACATCATTTGCCGATATTGCTAAACTTCTTCAAAGAACAGAAGGAAGTATTAAGACTCGTTTAATTGTTAAGGCTCTTTCACTTGTCGATGAAGATCATTCGATTACTCTCGAAGATGCAGCAGCTAAATTTAAAATTACTACACAAGATATTCAAGTTTATCAGGCAAATAAAAAGAAGCGCCAATATCATTCAACTGTTACGCATCCTGTAAATCTTCAAATGATTTATTCTCTTCTCCTTGATATTAATTCTAAACTTTAATAATTATTTTTTAGTTATTTTTAGTTATTTATATCATAATCATAAAATGATATAAATATTAGTTATTATAAATAATTAAACTATGGATAATTTACGGGACATCGAACTAAAAACATATCCATTATTTTCATTAAAGGGTTATATTACATATGCTAAAATGTTATCTAATTACGATGGAGATACTGCTAATATCGTTTTTATGTATAATGAAAAACCAATGCATGTAAAAGCAAGATTATTAGGATATGATAGCAGTGAAATTAAACCTCTTTTAAATGACCCTAAAAGAGATGAGAAAAAACAAAAAGCTAAACTTGCTAAACAACGTTTATGGTTTTTATGTACTAATAATGACGACGATGAAGAATGTAAAAAATCACATAAAACTCTAATTAAAATTAAATGTGATAATTTTGATAAATATGGAAGATTATTAATTTTAGCATTTTCTGAAAATTGCGATATAGATGATAAAGATGACAAAACATTATTTAATTTATCCATTAATTACCAAATGATTAAAGAAGGTCATGGATATGAATATAATGGTGGAAAAAAAGAAGATTTTTAATTTTTATTAAATTTTAATATTGACATAAATACTATAAATAATGCCAATAAAAACATAAAAACCCATAAAGAAAATATAATAATTAAATACCAATAAAGAAACTTTTCTTTATTACCATAACCACATTCGCAAGTTTCACGTAATAATCTTATATATAAAAAGGTTCTAATTAACATTACGATGTTAATTATACTTACAATTAACATTAAACCATAAATTAATGGATAATTTTGGAAATGAATCCAGCATGCCTCATTACTTACACTGAAAAGTGTAAGCATAATTAAATAAAATACTATTAAAAATATAAACCATTCTTTTAGATATTTACGATGAGGTAAATCATAACATTTACAATTAGAATGTTCTAAATTATTTAAACTTACTATTATTATTATAGCTATTATCATCATTACTATTTTGCCAGCATACATATATCTATTTTGTGTTAAACAATTCATTAGTATTGGATTTGATGATGATGAAGATTTTATATTTGATTTAACCATATTCTAATATATAATAATATATAATAATATATAAAAATATTTATATTTAAAGATAATTTATATGTATTTATTCGATAAATGATTGATAATATAATTACAAAATTATATTATATATATTTAAATTCTAATATTAATAATGGATTAAATAATACTACCGATGAATATAATAAAATACGTAATATTTTAAATAATTATAGTAGTAATTTTTTATTTCACCAAAAATCTATTTTATATGATATTTATACTGATATTGATAAAATTATTACCAATCCTATTTATTTAAATAATGAATTATTATTTAATGAACATATTAAATCTAAATTAATTTTATTAAATTCAAATAATTTAAAAGAATTATTTACTATTATTAATGATAATAACAATAATTATTGTAAATATACCAATAATAAAAAAAAGAAAATACCTGCTGTAATTAAAAAAATTGTATGGAATACATATATAGGAGAAAATATTGGTAAATCTAAATGTTTATGCTGTAAAAATATCGATATTACACAATTAAGTTTTATATGCGGTCATTATATTAGCGAATATAATGGAGGAAAAATAACTATTGAAAATTTGCGCCCTATTTGTTCTATGTGTAATTTATCTATGGGAACTACAAATATGGATATTTTTATTTCAAAGTTTTTTAGTATATAAAAATAATTAAACTTTTTTAATTATAAACCATCTGTCTATACCTATTGTTTTATATAAATAAAAAATGATTTTCTTATATCAATTATTATAATTATTAAAATGGCTAATCCCTTAATGATTCATTTTGAAGCAAAAGAAAAGTTTAATAATGATATTAATAATTTCTTAAATATTATTGAATATAATAATGAAAATCATAAACATTTTATGTTAAAAACTATTAGCAAAAAACATGGTAAGATGTATAATATCATTAATAATCTTTATAATAAATATCAAACATTGAAAATTATTGAATCATCACAAAATAAAAGTATTTTGAAATACAATGATATTTATATAAATATCATTAGAAAACATAAGAAGAATTATACTATTATTGATTTCGATATAAAAAAATGATTTTTGTTTTTCAGTTATTTTTATATTAAATATGTCAAATACTGATGTTTATTCTCCTAATATCATTAATGTTCTATTTAAATTGAATAAAATTATGAAAGTGAGTAATGATTATAAACATGAAGAATTAGAAGTTATTGCTAATAATTTAAAAGCAGGTTCAATTTTACATATAATTAATATTTTCAAAGATTTATATGGTTCTAATATTACTATTGTTGAAGAAAATAATATAACTGCTATTATAAAAATTAACGATAATTATATTGGCATTAATACTAATATTATTGATGATAAAGTTAAAATATTATTTGGATGTTATACAACAATTGAAAATATTAAAAATTGGTTTAGTAATTCTTTATTATTAGATGAAGAAATTACAGATGAAACAGAAGAATCATTAGAATCGACAGAAGAAGAAAACGATGATGATACAGAAGAATCAATTGATACTGATATTTCTACTGAAAGTATAGATGAAGAAAATCATAATTTTGATAAATATAGATATTTAATGTTTAGTACCAAAGATAAAAATATGGGTAAAATATTATTTATACTTAATATTATTAGAGAAAAATTTACTGATATTAAAATTATTCTTCATACAATCAATCAAGTATTATTTAAAACAAGCAATAATATGTATATATGTATTCATAAAATGAAAAATAATAACGAAAGTTCATTCTATATCTTAATTGAAAAATCTATCAAAACTATTATACAATTATTTGAACTGGATTATGAAGTTGAAATTAATCCACCTCTTTATATTCCAGATAATGAAATAAAAGATAATACTCCAAAAATTGATTATAAAAATGAAATTAATGAATTATTAAATAAAATATATGATTAATTTAATAAATGTCTTTTTTTGATGTTGTAATTGATAATACAATTGATATTTCTTTTTTATTATCTAAAACAACTTTTAATATTGATGTATTACCAAAAGATTTATATAAGTTTGATTTGAAAGATAAAATGCCTTCTACTAATAATTTTGAATTATTAGGTAGCACTGCTAATGCTTTGGCAACATTAATTGAATATGATATTAATAACTATCATTGTTCTCGAATGTTTATTTATTATAATGAAAGAATAAACACTAATACATATAATTTATATAATTCTATCAAAAGTTTATTAGAATATGGTTTTTGTTCTTATTCTGATTATAAATATAATTCATCATTATTAAATACTAAACCTGATGATAATATTTATAATATAGCGAGCGATAATAAATATAAATTTGATTTTATTAAAATTAAAAAAGATTTAAATAGTTTATTTTTATCTTTAATTAATAATGAACCATTTATAGTATCTATTAATATTTATGAAAGTTTTAATATTAATAATCTAAAAATAAATATACCAACAAATAATGAAAAACATTTAGGCGCTATTTCTATTATCGTTTCTGGTTTTGATATTCATAAACAAGTTTTTATTATTAATTATTTAACCAATTATTACGAATTGCCTTTTTTTTATTTATTAAATGATAAATATTCTTCTGATTGTTTCATATTTATATTAAGAAACTTTAATGTTAATGTTAATGTTAATGTTAATGTTAATGATAATGATAATGATAATGATAATGATAATGATAATAATAATAATAATGATGATAATAATGATAATAATGATAATAATAATAATGATAATAATGATAATAATGATAATAATGATAATAATGATAATAATGATGATAATAAAATTGTTGATTTAAGAACTAATTTTACAGAAGTTTATGAACAAGGAAAAATAGGAAGTTGTAGTGCTTGTGCTTTATGTTCTATTTTTGAATATGATTCTATAAATAACTTTAAAGGTTCAAGGTTATTTTTATATTATAATGAAAGATTAATTATAAATGAAACCAATAAAGACGAAGGAGCTTTTATCAAAGATGGTATTAAATCTTTAAAATTATATGGATTATGTAATGAAAATGATTGGAGATATATTATTGAAAATGTATATACTAATCCTAATGATAATGCTTATTTAAATGCAAAACAAAATTATTTAATAGATGCTATTAATATTTCTAATGATATTCAAACAATTAAATATTGGTTAAATAAAAACGAACCAATTGCTGTTGGTATAGCTATTTATAGTAATTTTATGAATTATAATTCAGCAAAAACTGGATTAATTTCATTACCTTCAAATAATGATAAATTTTTAGGAGGTCACGCTGTTGTTATATGTGGTTATGATGATTATAAAAAAATATTTATATTAAGAAACTCTTGGGGTAAATATTGGGGAGACAATGGATATTTTTATTTACCATACGATTATATTATAAATAATAATCTTTGTTTTGAATTATGGATAATAACAAAATCTATATTTCATTATAAATAAAATCTTCGATTTGTGTTATTTTTTTATTTAATTCTTTAATTCCTTCTACTAATAATCCTACCATATTTCCATAAGAGATATTATAATAATCATTATCTTTATTTATATTAACAACTTCTGGTAATATTTTAATAACTTCTTGTGCTATTAATCCTGTTTCTGTTTTTCCTGTATCCTTTCTTTTATATATATAACCATTTATTTTTGTTATTTTTTCTAATGAATTAGTAATTTTTATTAAATTTTCTTTTACACGAATATCAGATATATTACCAACAGTTCCTTTTACATAAATATCATTATTTACATTTATATTACTTGAAAAATATGAATTACCATTTACATTAAATACTGTATTTTCTCGACTTACTGCTCCAGCAATATTTACACTTACTGTTTCATTAGGATAATCAGTTGCTATACATTTGATAAATGGTGTATTATTAATCGTCGATAAATTAATATTACCATATACATTTAACATACATTCGCTATTTAATGTATTATCCTTTAAATAAATATCCCAATTATTTATATTCATATTATTCTGCATCAAATATCGATAAGGATAACCTAATGATATTTTATTTGTAGAATTATTGGGTATATTTTCTTTTTTTAAATCAAATATTATATTATTTGAACCAAATATAAATTGATTATTTATATTATTATGACTAAATATTAATCTATTATTCTTATTATCGTATAAATTTAAATTATTATTATTATTAATATTTATAGAATATTTTGTTTCTATATTTGATAATAATAATGTTGGATATGAATTACTTGTATGACTTATAATTGCTAATGAAGGATGAATATTCGAATTTATACTTTGAATAGATAAACCATTACTAAAAATAGAATTGACATTTATATTCATAAAATATTTATCATTTTCATTATTGTCATTAGAACCAACGATTATTTTAATATTAGGATTAAAAAGATTAGACGTTAATAATAAATTACTACCATTTATATTATTATAATTTAAATTATTTATATTAATGTTATTCGTATTTATATTTGAACTATTTATATTGACAACATTTGCTTCTGTTATATTTGCGTTTCTAACAATTAAATTAGATGTTATATTTGAATTTATAAATGATTTATTTATATTTGAAATATTACAAAAACTAAAATTAATATTATTTTTATTTGGAATACTTGATATATTTAAACATTCTAAATTATCTATTCGTGATTTTTTATTTATATATAAATAATAATCATCTCTTGGTGCTGGATCTCCTAATGATAATTTACCATCAGCATTTAAAGATACTACAAATGTATTATTTGATGTCGCGTATAATAAATTAGGTGGTGGTTGATATACATATGTTAAACTATCTACAAATGATTTTAATTGATATATATTTTTTTCTATATATAATCTTTGAATTAAAAATATACTAAAACTATTTATATTATTTGTATCTAATCTATATACAAGCTTTTTTGTTTCTTTTAATATTAAATTATTTTCGTCATATGGTTTTATAGTTTCATTTTTAATTACATAAGTTGTATATGTTATATTATAATAATTTAAATTATCTATATCTTGTATTAATGAAGGATTTATTCTCGTATCTGCTACCAAAATATCATATTCATCTACTTTTAAAAAACTTGGATATTTAAAACTGTAATTAATATAATAGTTAATATTATTATTTGTAAAATTATATGCTGGATAATTATAAATAGAATACGCAATTATATTACTTATATTATTATTAGTAATATAATCATTATTTATAGTATTTGTAATATTTACAATAATTGAAGCATTTTCTATCTCTGTTGCTGGATTAATATTAGAATTGTTTGTAATATTAAAAATAAAATTATCATATTGATAATTATTACTTCCAATATATTTATCTTCATTGTCATATAATGGTATTATTTCTTTACTTGCTATAAATGTTAAATCAATTATATTTGATGTTTTATAATTACTATTTCTATCATAACTTAAATTAAGATTTATTGCTGGATAATTAATTATATTTCTATTATCATCCTTAATATCTATCGAAAGATGATTTTTTGTCATATTAGTTCCTATTCCAACATAACCCCGATTTGTAATATTAAACATATCAACATTACTCGTATCTTTATTGTAATTGTAATAATTGAATATAAATGGATAATTGCTCGTATTATTATTCATATCAATATTTATATCAATTGGATATAAAGCATTATTTGAACCAATGCCTATAAATCCATTTTTATTTATACTAAATATACGATTACTTGAATTATCTATAATATTTTTATTATAGATATCTACAATATTACAATCTATTAAATATCTATTTATAAATAATGATTGATTTGGATATAATGTATCATTATCAATAGTTACAATATTTTTTATATTATAACCTGTAATATTTAGATTTTTAAATGTTGCGTTTTCTATCATTATTGGTATTGATGGAGTTGTAGATTTTATATTACTTACATATAATGAATAATTTGAATTAATTGTAAGATTATCATTAAATGTTATTTCATTATTACTGATTGTTAATTTATTGCTATTATTAAAATTAATTTTTATATTACTATTCGTAGTTTTTAATATTGTATTATTATTACTGCTTATTATACTAAAATTATTATTTATATTACTCGTTAATTTTATTATTATATTTGAATTAAGATATGTATAATCATTTATTGTATAAAAATTATTTTTAATATAAACATCATTTGTAAATGTTGAATTATTATTATTCGCGTAAAATATATTTTTTGTATCTGTATTTATTACAGCAAAATTATTAGAACAACCTATACTAAATAAATTATTAAAAGTTATTAATGAATCTTTATATGCCACTGAATCACTATTCAAATTAATTATATTTGAATATAAATAACTATTAATATTTATTCTGTTATCATTTATTATTTCGTTCTTTAAATTGCCTATTGTTATTGACATTTATCTTACTTATTTATATTTATATTCTTTTTAAACCCGTAAATATTATCTATTTTCATTAATAAAGAAGGAAAAAAGAGATATAAAGAAAAGAATAATAGAGATAGATGATGGAGAGTTGCCCGAGCGGTTTAAGGGGAATGACTTAAGATCATTTATACTTCGGTATGCGCGGGTTCGAATCCCGCACTCTCTATCTTTTTATTTTTGTATTAAATTAAAACAATTAGTATAAAAATTGATTTCGTTTAAGTAATTTTTTTTTCGTCAGTAGCTTAAAAAGCGAACGCCAAAAACAGCAATGCCTTTTCACGAGAATAATTTGAACGATATCATTCGCGCTATTTCGAAAATCATCAATAGTAGTAATGAATGTTATCACGACGAGTATGACCGCATTTTTACGGGAACTGTTGTTTATTGGGGTGGCATGGAATACATTAATCCAAACACATTTGATTTTGATGAACTTTTGATTAGCGAATTAAAAAATTGCTTTCATTGCTTATCTACGGTGTGTAAGGATAATTATACCGTGCTGAAAATCAATGATTTGTATATTATGATGACTCAAACTATGGATTTTCATGGAGACTATACCGACTTCGGTTTTACCTTGTTGGATTGTCCCGATGACATTCGTGGTTTCGATGATGATGATTATTGATTGATTATTTGAGGAAAAAAAGGCAAAAGAGTTGTTTTTGTCTTTTAAAATAAAAATAATTATTTTTGTATTAAAATAAAACAATTAGTATAAAAATTGATTTCATTTAAGTATATTATTTTTCGCAGCAAAGATGCCAAACTATTGTGAAAACAATCTCATGTGCGTTAATAAGACTTGTAAGAAGTTACACTACAAGTCTATTGATGAACGAATGATATTTTCACAAATCGTCGAGGAACATAAGACAACTTTGCTGAACATCCCTGTCGAAACTGTCAATCCTAAATCATGGACGTGTCGATACCACCTGCTATGCTTCGAAGCCAACTGTAACAACAAACACAGTGGTTTCGCTCTGGAAGCAAGAAAAGTAGTCAAAAAGGCTTTCAATAAACACACTAAACAACAAAAAATAGTGAAGGAGATTGAAGACCTAAAAACTATTGCTCCTGTTTCTTGGGCGGATACTTGCTGAAAGGAGATAACAAATGGGGATAACAAAGACAGACGGTTTTTGTTATTTTAGTTTTTAACTATAAGTATAAAAAACTAATCGACAATAACGATGATTTAATACATAGATAGCTTAAAAACTAAAATTGTTGTATGAAATTAATAGTTAGCAAGTAAAAAGAATGTTTTTTTGTTTATATTTAAAATTATTTTGATTAAAATATTTAATGAATTATAAAATAATTAAAAGAAATGGTTATGGTTCAATTTTTAATGATTTATTTATAAATGAGAATGAAACATTAATTAAAAAAAAAACATATACTATATATGGTATTGAAAAAATAAAATGTGAAATTTTATTTTATAATTTTATTAAAAATAACAATATCAAAATTAAAATTCCTAAAATTTATTATACTTCAAATAATACTATTATAATGGAGTATATAAAACAAAATAAAGCAAATATTGACTATTTTAATATTATTTTAAATGAAATTATGATATTACATAAATTTAATATTATTTCAATAAATAAAAATTATTATAAACAATTATTATTTGAAGAAACGATAATTAAAATAAAAAAGAGATATAATAACATTAAAGATATTATTTGTAATTATAAAATATTATATATCAATAATATAAAATTATTAAATTTTAATGAAATTATAGATAAATTATATAAATATTTTAATGATTATATAGAAAATTTAAATAATTATACATTAGAACCTATACATGGCGATTTACAATATAATAATATTTTATTTAAAAATAATGAAATATATTTAATTGACCCAAAAGCTTCATTTGGTTCATCATATATATATGGTATTAAAGAATATGATATTGCTAAAATATATTTTTCTTTAAGCGGATATTATGAATTTGATAATATGGATATTAATAATATTGATATTAATAATAATAATCTTAATATTGATTTTATTAATATTCCTGATTTTAATAAATATAAAAATAATAATTATTATTCAAATTGTAATACTAAATTTATTATTTATTTATTTCTTTCTATTTGGTTAAGTAATTCACATATTTTTATTAATCAACAATTTAAATTAATTTATAGTTATTATATAGCTATTTATTTTTGTTCTTTATTATTATAAATTGATAAAAAATTATTTATTAAATATACATCGAATTCATTAAATAATTTAATATTATTATTTATTTTTATATATATAATATCCGTTATTTGTTTTAACGCTTTATAACCAGCTATTGTATTTTCAATTCCAATTATATATTTTTCATTTTTATAATATTTATTTATTGCTAATTTATAACATTCTGGATCTGGTTTTTTATTTATATAATCTTCGCGAGAAATAAAATTATTTAATTGTCCTAATATAGGTATTTGCTTTTTATATAATTCTATATTTTCTTTATTTGTATTAGTAACAATACAATAATTAATATTATTTTTAATTATATATGATAAAAATTCATAAGATTCTTCAAATAATTTAATATCTTTAATTTTATTTTTAAATAATTTATTTTTTTCTTTTTTAATATTTTCGTCATAATTTAAATCGTTATTTTGATTTTTTAATTCAAATTCTTCTTTTGTTATTCCTGTTATTTCATTATATGAATCATAATGTTGATTTTCAGAATCTATTAATGTTCCGTCTAAATCAATTAATAAAAAACAATCTTTTAAATTATTTGGATGATAAAAACGATTAAAACATAATTTTAATAAATTTATAAAATCATAATTTTTATAATAATTATTTATATCATATTTATTATCTTTTAATTCTGTATCATATGGTCTATTTCCAATTTCATAATTTTCTTTAATAATTATATTCGATTTACATAATATTTTTTTAATTTCTAATGCTATATTAAATTTTGTTGTTTTATCAATTGGATTATAAAAATGATATATACCATTATAATTATTTATTATACTATCATATATAAATTCTACTAATATTGGTATATATACTGGTCTTCTTATACAAATATTATCTTCATATATTTCTTTATTTGTTAAATTCATTATTTTTTTTCCAATTTGAGTTATTGCGTTTTCATTTAATGTTTTATATTTATTTGTAAATAATACTGGAACTCTAATTATTAAATAATTATTTGTATTATTAATTATTCGCAATTCAGATATTAATTTTGAAATCCCATAATTTTGTTTTGGATTTACTTTTGAATTCTCATAATATGGCGAATTATTACCATCAAATATATAATCAGTTGATATATGTATTATTTTTATCGAATATTTAGATAATTTATCAGCAATATCTATATTTATTTTTTTTATTTCGTTCCAATTATTTTCACAATCATCTACTAATCGATTTACTATACAATTTATAATTATTGTTGGTTTTTCTTTTTCAATTATTTCATCAATTATATTATAATTATAATAATTATCTTTTTCTATTTTATTTTTATAATATAAACCTATATAATTTATTTTTTCATTATCTAATTTATTACATATTTCTCTGCCTAATAATCCACTCGCACCACATATTAATATTTTCATTTATTTTTGATTATTTATTTATTTTTTAAATATTATTATCTTTTATAGTTTTAATAATTTTTGTTGTGCTTATATTGGGTATATTTTCAAATATTTTTATATTTATTGTTGGATGTTTTTTTAAAATATCATCTTTCGTATAATCATCTCCTTTTGTCCAATATAATGGTTTAACTATATCCATTATTTCATTTAATGTTGTTTCTTTTTCTATATTTTCTTCATCATATAATATTATATAATCAACATAAGATATTGTTTTAAATAATTGTATTCTATCATTATAATTATTTATTGGTCGTTTTTCTCCTTTTAATTTTTTTATTTGATTATCGTTACTTAAACATACTAATAAATTATCACCTAAATATTTAGATTTTTTTAATATTTCTAAATGACCTATATGAATAATATCAAAACACCCTGATGTTAATATATTTTTTTTATCTTTTATTTCTTCTAATTTTAATTTTAAATGTTCTAAATTATATATAATTTTTTTATCTTCATTATTGTATGGAATATTTATTTCTAATATTTCATAATTATTATTTTCATTCTTATTTAATTTTATTAAATCATTAATTATATTTATATCTATAATACTACCTTCTCTAATATACAAATTTTTATAATTAATAATACCTTTCAATAATATATAAATATTATTATTAATATCTATATCATTAATATTATAATATAATTTAAATACATTATCATTATAATTATTTTCAAAATATTTATAATTATATTTTAATAAATCAGTTGATATTTCAATAGATTTTTCATAACCTGTATTTTCTCTATTATATATATCATTTATTCTAAATAAATCATTTTTATTACTATAATTAACTTTATCATTAAATACTTCTAATTCTAATACTGTTGCGTTTTCAGATATACATTCTATCCCATGAAATTTATTTTTTGGAATATTTATTATATCTAATATTGATAATAATTTATAATCATTATCAATCATATTTAATTTTATACATCCAGATAAAACTATCATTATTGTATCTTTATTAAAATGTGTATGTAATGATGTTTTATTATTTTTATTTATATTTAAAATCCAAATACCTATTTTATTTGATTCAAATGCCAAATATTCATATCCCCAAGGTTTTATACATATCTTATTTTTATAATCAATTTTATCATTTTTAATATTTATATTTTCTACTATATTTTCTATTATATTCTTTTCTTTATTTGTCAGTTGTAGTGATATTATATTCATTATTATTTAATTATCAATAAAATATATTTATATAAAATTATAATTATAATTTTAATTAATAACAATGAATAAGATTATATTTTATGATATTTTTGGTCATAATGGAGATTTATTATTTTTAAAAAGTTTTCTTAAACAATTTACTGAATTAAATAAAAATAATTTTGAAATAATTGTTTTAGTTAAATATAATACTTTTATATTTTCAGATATTTTGGATTTAAAAATAATATCTTTATCTAATGATAATAATTATATTACTAATTTTTCTGATATTAATATTGAAAATCCTGTTAATTATATTAATAATAATAATGATGAATTTTCATATTATTTAAATTTTTTTAATCAAAATTTTCCTGATATTGTTTTTAATAAATATGATAATAATATTTTTATTAAAACTTGGATAGGTCATTTTAGCAATTTAACAAATACAATTGATTGTGATTTATATAATTGTAATAATTATTATAATAATATTATTATTAATATTAATAATAAATATAATTTAAATATTAATATTATCAATGATTTGTATTTACTACCTTCTATACCATTTTCTAATATTGATAATTTTATTAATTATAAAAATAGTTTAATTAATAAAAAAATAATATTTTATTATAATTATTATCCACGATCATATCCTATTAATTATAATCATGATGATTGTATTAATATTTTAGCAACTAAATTTAATAATTATATTATTTGTTGTGCTTTTAAATCTAATATTATAAGAAATAATATTATATCTCTTGATGATTTTGGATATACTAAAAATATTTCTTGTGATAATATTGCTAAAGCTATTTATTGTGCCATGTTATGTGATTATGTTATTTCAATTGATACAGGTGCTTGTTTTTATATGTTAAATGATAAATTTAATAAAATATTTAAAGGAAAATGGATACATATTTCAAATAAAAAATTTTATTATAATAATTTAAATAAATATCTTAACAATAATTATTATATCTATTTAAATGATATTTCACATTTGATTAATTTTAATGAATTAATTAATTAATATATATAAAACCATATTATTTATTTATTATTATATGAAATATTTAATTACTGGTATTACTGGATTTTTAGGACCTCATTTAGCTAAAATATTAATAGAAAATAACGATGAGGTTTATGGACTTGTTAGAATTAATATGGGTAGAGAAAATGATATTAGAGATATTTTAAATGATGAAATATTTTCTAAAATTAAATTTGTTTATTCTGATTTATGTAATTATAGAATTTTAAGAAAAATTTTTGAAGATTATAATTTTGATGGTGTTTTTCATTTAGCAGCTCAAACACATCCTCCTACAAGTTTTACAGATCCAATTGGAACATGGGAATGGAATGTTATGGGTAGTATTAATTTAATTACTTGTATTAAAGAATTACAACCTGAACTTAAATTTATTTTTTGTTCTACTGTTGAAGTTTATGGAAATACAGGTATTGATGGTAAAAAATTAAAAGAAAGTGATAAATTATTACCAGCAAATCCTTATGGAGCAAGTAAAGCAGCTATTGATTTATATTTACAAGAAAGAATTGAAAATAAACAAATGAATATTGTTATTGTTAGACCTTTTTGTTTTACAGGTCCAAGAAGAGGATATAATTTTTCAATTAGTTCTGATGCTTATCAAATTGCTAAAATTATGAAAGGAAAACAAGATAAAATTCTTAAAATTGGTAATTTAGATACTATAAGAGCTGTTACTGATGTTAGAGATGTTGCTAATGCTTTTTATTTGATTATGAAAAGTGATAATACAAACGGAAAAATAATTAATATTTGTGGAGGAAAACCTTTAAAAATGAGATATTATACTGAAAAATTAATTGAACTATCTGGTATTAATAATATTGAAATGATTATTGATGATAAATTATGGCGTCCTATTGATATTCAATATCAAGATGGTGATAATAAATTATGTATTGAACTAACTAATTGGAAACCAGAATATAATATTGACCAAACATTAAAGGATTTATTAGAATATTGGTTAAATAAAATAAAATAAAGAAATAAAATGAGAGAGTATATTATACTTTGTGGTAACAATTTTAAATTTATTATTTTTGGTTTGTCTTCTGGTATTATTGCTTCTTATTTTTCTGTTTATAATAATGAATATACTGGATTAATTATACAAGGCGATTTTAGTAATGAAATATTATATAAATTATATAAATGTTCTATATATACAATAATATTTACATCTTTAAGAGGTGCTATTTTTACATATCAACAGAAGAATATGAATAATGAGATGAGATTACAAATTTATAAGAGGTTATTAAATCAAAATAGTGTATTTTACGAAAAGACCTCTATTACAACACTTATGGAGTATATTAATAATGATGTTAGAATTGTTAGTAATATGATATCTTTATATATTAATGTGTTATCACGTTCAATTATCAATATTATTATAACATTATATTTATTGTATCTAATATCATATAAATTATGTATTTTTGTATTAATATTAATACCAATTGAACTTATAATTTCAAAAATATACGAAAGAACATATAAATATCTAATGACTGGGATTGATGAACTTAATAAGAAATTGAATGAATTGATACATGAAACGATAACACATATATCAATAATAAAGTCATATGGAGTAGAAGATGTATGTAATGAGAAACATTATGAAATAAATAAAGAGATAGCAAAATATTATTATAAAGAAAGTTATTTATATGGAATAAATGCTTTTATTAATTTTAATCTACCGATAGTTTCAATGATAATAATAATCATTTATGCTAAATATATGTTATTAACAAAAGGATTAATAACATTTATATTACATTATAAATCATTAATACAGACGATAAAGGATTTAATAAATATAAAAAACGAGATGACAAATGAGTATAAGAAACCATATAATAGGATTATGGATTTATTAAAAACAGAAGAGATAAATGGTGGTGAATATATACCAAAAAAGAATAAAATAATACCATCAATACAATTTAAAAATATAGATTTTAAATATTACAATTCGCCAAATTACATATTTAAAGGTTTTAATTTTGAGATAAAAGCGAATGAGAAGATAGCAATAATAGGGAGTTCAGGATGTGGAAAAAGCACGATAGCGAAATTAATAGTAGGAATAATAACAGCAAATAATGGAATAATAAGAATAAATAATATAGATATAAGGGAATATAATAATAAATGGTTAAAATCGCGAATAGGATATGTAGCACAAGAGTCAATAATATTTAGCGAAAGTATAGCAAATAATATAGCATACGGACAAAAGAGTTATAATATAAAGGATGTAAAAAAAGCAGCAAAACTGGCAAACGCAAGCGAGTTTATAGAGAAATTAAAAGATAAATATGAAACGAAAATAGAAGGGACGGAGTTAAGTTCATTATCGGGAGGTCAAAAACAGAGGATATCAATAGCACGAGCATTAATGAAAAACCCGCAAATAATAATATTTGATGAAGCAACATCAGCATTAGACCCGTATTGCGAAGAGATAGTTCAAAAAACAATAAAGAAATGTTTTACAAAGAATAAAGAAGCAACGATGATAGTAATAGCACATAGAAAATCAGCATTAGAACTGGCAAATAAGATATATAAAATAGAAGACGGAAAAATAAAGGAACAAAAATAATTATTTTTGTATTAATTTTTATATTTATAGTTAAAAAATGAAAGTTAAATAAAATAAAAACTATTAAACAATAACATCGAATGTTACGATAATAACGATGATTTAATACATAGAGAATGATCAAATCCAGTAAAATGGAGGGCTGAGATGGCTTAAAAACCGGAATCGCTGTGTGTATTAATAGTTAGTAAGTAAAAAGGATGTTTTTGTTTTATTTTTATTAATAATCATATTTGTATTAATTTAAAACAATAAATATAAAAAATGATATCAATTAAGATAATAATTTTCGACAAACAAATGAAATAGTTATAGACAACTAATGATGATTTAACTCA